AACATATTTTAAATCGATTCAAGAATGGATGTTCTCTTTGTCCAGTCACATATTCCAATTGAAATACTTTAGGTGAACCAATGAACAGTGCGGGATTGCTTCCTTTTTTTGGTACCATTGATGATTTTAGACATCTAATAATTGCCATTACTTCTTTTGCTTCAACTTGATCTCTTGGTGTAAAATCAAATGTAAACGGAAATGATCTAAGAGTTACGCCACTAAACAAGAGTTCAAGATTTGATTGTAGGATTTGTCCAGTTGCCCTAGAAATTACTGAGTTAGGACTCACGTTAGCACCTAAAGTATTGAGTGCTTTCCCAGCAAGACCTGATTGTATTGTGCTTATAGTACCTTTGTCTAGTCCTTTAAATTCACCTTTGGTTAGTCCTTCTATAAGTGGAAGAGCGGATTGAGGACCACCCTCCATAAATGCTGTAGTGCCTTGCAATCCAATAGCTTGTAGTGGATTTAATGAATCTTCAGAATAAGATACTGCTAACGCATCACTGATTTGTTGTGGAATTGGTAGATATATGTATTTTGTATTTTTTTTCTTTACCTTATCCGGATTTCTTTGAAAAAAGTCAGAAGCTGCCTTAACGTTTAATTTTTCAAGATTTACGCCTGCAATTTCTCCTTTTGGATTTTTTGTTAAAAGACCATCAAGACTAAAAAGATTAGAAGCACCAGTATCACTGGTTCTAAATTGATCAAATATTGATATGTACAAAGCATCTGTGGTATTTGATAACGCTTCTCTTGGATATCGATAGACCTCTGGTCCAGTATCTGCATTGTTAGGATTATTTTTGGTATTACCACCACCTTTCTCTGTAGAATTGGCAGCATCCTGTGCTTTCTTTGCTGAAGCTCTTACATCTCCCCCTCCTCTTCTAGTAATTCTGCTAATTCTAGTTTCTGCCATTTAAATGGTTTTTATTTATTTAGCCGCCAACTTTAAAATCTCTGATAGGTAGCATCATAACGTCTCTAAGTTCTGATGGATAAATTTCATAAATGCCATCAGATATAACTTCACTTGCAAGATAATTTCTTATTGATTGACCTTTTCCTAACCAATGAAAGTTCTGACCTATCCAACCTCTATCCGATACGTTTCTTATCTGTACCACAGGGTTCCTATCATATCGGATACCTGGAGTGATTGCAACATATTTGTAGACGTATAACTTTCCTGGAACTGGCGCATCCGCTTTTTCAAGGACTTCAAGTAGTTGATTCATAACGATATCTGGGTCTCTGACACCTATTACTTTATTTGTTACAGTGCGAATCCTATTACGATTTTCATCAGTGTCTGTGGGTCTCTGAGATGCCTCTGCCGCTGCTCTTGCTGCCCTTTGTTCAGCAAGTTTCCTTCGTTGTGACTGTAAGAGTGTTTCCCTCTTTTTGATTGCCATTACTTGATACCAAGTTCTTTTTCTGTCATAACTTTGAAGTCCCACATTCTATCTTTGCAGTATTCTTGTGCTGCTTCCCACTTTGCTTGATTTTTGACATATTCAAATGCCTCATTCAAGTATTTTTTTGTCTGTCTCTTAGGTTTAGGTGGAGGCGAACATTGCCTTAAAGGTTTTACTTCAATAAGAGATGATCTAACTCTACCATTGACATCTTTATACTTGATAAAGAAGTCTGGAAAATATCTATGAACTCGATTATCAATAGGAGATCGGTATGGAATACAAAATTCTTCTGACTGCCACTCTATAATATTTGTATTATTGTCACAGTAAACCATAAACTTACGTTCCCAAAGAGAGCGATATACAATATTAGTCGGATCTCCCTTATATTTTTTAGGATAAGATGGTTTGTATTTTCCCTTATATGACATCTAAATAACTAAACAATCACCTATAATATATTTAGAGTGCCTAGACCATTACCGAAAAAAATATCTCAAATAAAACCAGTCATAGGAAATGTTGCACTAACCTCACACTATATGGTGCAGTTTGGTGGTCTTGCTGGTACTTTAAGAAAATACCTGGGTCAGAGGGGTATTGATAGTAGATATATTACTGAGACAATTGGACTTTTATGCAGTAGAGCAATCCTACCTGGTAGTGGATTTGCTACAGCAGATGTTGTGGGAAATTTTATGGGTGTTGCAGAGAAATTTGCACATACCAGAATATTCACTCCAATGACTATGGAGTTTTATGTTGATAATTCATATAGATCTTTAAAGTTTATTGAGCATTGGATGGAGTTTATTGCTTCAGGAACTGAATTTACTGATGGAGTAAGTAATTTAACGCCAGGATATTATTATAGAATGAATTATCCGAAGCAATATAAATGTGATCAAACTGTAATTACAAAATTTGAAAAAGATTATAAGAGGTATATTGAATATAGATTTTATGGTCTGTATCCACTTTCTTTAGATTCTACTACAGTTTCATATGAAGGTTCTAATATCTTGAAGGCTTCAGCAACATTTCAATATGACAGATATGTCTCTGGACAATCAAGTTCTCTTGCAAGTTTCTTAGGGACAACTAGTAATAAAGATGGACTTGATTCTGGAACTGGAACTGGAAATCAGTCACAACGAGCGCAACAGAAATTAGCAAACGGTTTTAATAATTCTAATAGTAATTCTTCATCAGGTACTGACTTTTTATCTGATGCTGCTATTCCCCGATTTACTGGATTGAGTAATAGTGGAGAATTCTTTAAATCGGGTAGTAGTATATTGAATGATGATATCATCAATGCTTCCTGGTCTTCAGAATTTAAGTTCCTCTGATAACCCCTCTAAATAATTTTACTGACGTGCATGAATTGTAATGCCTTTACCAAAAATTTCTACACCAACTTATGAGTTGGCGATCCCTTCTACTGGAAAAAAGATCAGGTATAGACCATTTCTAGTTAAAGAAGAAAAAGTTCTTGTTATTGCAATGGAGAGTGAAGATCTTTCACAAATTGTCAATGCGGTTAAAGATGTAATTAAATCTTGTATTCTGACAAGAGGTGTAAAAGTAGAAGAACTTTCTACATTTGATATTGAATATTTGTTCCTCAACATTCGTGGTAAGTCTGTTGGTGAAGAAGTTGAAGTTTTGGTTACCTGTCCAGATGATGGCGTAACAAAAGTTCCTGTACTTATTAGTCTTGATGAGATTCAAGTGCAGTTTGATGATACTCACTCTAAAGATATTAAACTTGATGATAGTTTGACATTAAGAATGAAATATCCATCAATGGAAGAATTTGTCAAGAATAACTTTGCGGTTAGTGAAATCAATCTTGATGAAACTTTCAATGTCATTATGTCATCCATTGAGCAGATTTATAGTGAAGAAGAATCTTGGTCCACTAAAGATTGCACTAAGAAAGAACTTCGTGAATTTGTGGAGCAACTGAGTTCTAAGCAGTTTAAAGAAATTGAGAACTTTTATCTAACAATGCCTAAATTATCTCATACTATGACAGTGACGAATCCAAACACTGAAGTTGATAATGAGGTTGTTTTGGAGGGATTAGCAAGTTTTTTCGGGTAAGTATGGCTCATACTAATATTGAGTCATACTTTAGAATTAATTTTGCTTTGATGCAACATCATAAATACTCATTAACAGAATTGGAAAATATGATACCTTGGGAGAAAGAAATTTATCTTGCTTTCCTCCAACAATACATTGAAGAAGAAAATTTAAAAGCGCAACAAATGAATGGTTAGTACCCCTGGAAGTAGAAGATCACTGATATCACCCCTTGCATTTGCAGGAAGAACGGCAGATCCTGCTCAACCAGATCCAGTAACTAATAAGTTACTCAACCAAAACTCATTGCAACTTGGATTGGTTGCAACACAGATAAACAGTCTCAATAGAGATGTTGCTTCTCTCAATACATCACTGCAAGTAATTAGCAATAGTTTAGCAACTTCTCAAGCATTAGAAAGGCAGAAAGAACAACAAGAACAAGCACTAGAATCAAAATTAGCGCAACAACAATTGCGTGAAGGTAAAGAGAGTGTAATAGAGAAAAAAATTGAAGCTGCTGCCGTTGCACCTGCACAGAAACTGGCAAGTAAAGCATCATTTAGTTTAGGTAAGTTGGGAACGTTCTTCCTTACACTTATTGGTGGATGGTTGGGAAGTAATATAGTTGAAGCTCTTCAATCTAGGTCTGAAGGAAATACGAAAAAACTTAATGAAATAAAAACTGAGACTATAACTGGTCTTGGTATTATAACTGGTATTTTTGTTGCATCTAAACTAGCACTTACTCTTTTAACTGGTAGTTTTGGTAGAATTGCTATTCTACTTGCTGGCGTTGCTGCTGCCGGATTATTTACGCAACCAGGACGAGATTTTATAGAAATAATAAAAGAAACTGCTAAGAATTTTTATAATGGTGTACGAGATAATATTCCCTTTGCGGATCGAATTTTACCAGAAATTCCTGACAATCAGAACCAAAATCCGAACCAAAATCAAAATCCAATAAATCCGGCAGAACCACCGGGAACGGGAGCAAATGCGCCACCACCACAGCAATTCAATAAAGGCGGATCTGTAGAAGGAACATCAGGTATTGATCAAATCCCCGCACTGCTGACTGACGGGGAATTTGTTATGCCACAGAATATAGTTAATAATTATGGTGTAGATTTTATGGAATCTATGCGTCTTGGTCAATCGCTCTTTGCAACAAACGCACCAGACATTAGTTCTCCTGCTGCTCAAGTGCAACCAATGGAGAATATATCTGGTGAGAAACTTGATGATGCAGAGAAAGGAGGTCATAAAGATCAACTAGATGCAAAATTAGAACCAACTCCTGCTTCAGACAATTCTAAAACAGAACCTGCAAATGTTCCCCTTGCAGGAGATCCATCACAAGGATTGGAACCTGGACAAATAACTCCTGGTGATACGACACTTGCTGATATGGGATTTAGTACAAAAGAAGTTCAAGGATTTATTGATGATGAGAATTTTATTGGCAAAACTGGAAAACTCCCACCAAATATGTTTACGCCAATTCAAAAGGCACAAACAGTTGCGGATAAAGTTTCTCAACCACCAGCAGAGCAACCAATAAACGTTATTCCAATACCAATTCCACCTGCTCCTAGTCAACAGGCACCTGCACCCGCATCTGCACCTTCTGCATCTGGTCCTGTTGGAAATGTCCCATTGTATGCAACTAGTGATTCCGATAATATGTACAGATTAGCAGCTGTCTCTGCATTTAACGTACCTTCAGTATAATGGCAGAAGCACAAAAATCTCTTCTAAAAAATAGTGATAGTTTAGGGAACATTAGAAGTTCTCTACTATCTTTTGGTGAGGGTTTAAAAACTGCAAACTCCACTAGTATTGGTATTCAAAAAGGTCTTAATGTAAACAATAGAGAAAAACAGAGAGCAATTCTAAAAAAATCTGAAATATTCAGAACAAGAAGAGATGCAGTACAGAGAAAAGAAAGAGAGAGTGTAATTGAATCGGGAAAACTTCCAAATATTATTTCTAGCGCACAAAGAACCATATCTGGAAGCACCAAGGGATTTCTTGGAAGGATTATGGATTTTGTTGGTACTGTTATGCTTGGATGGTTACTGACAAATTTACCTGGAATTATTAAGGCAGTTCAATCCCTTATTGGGAGAATACAGGAAGCAAGAAAAATCTTACAATCTTGGATTGATAATACGACTGAATTTTTCCAAGACTTTACTTCAGCACTTGATGGAATCTTAGGAAAAATATCTGGCATATTAAGACCAGATGAAGTCAAAGAAGCAGAAGACAATGAGAAAAAATTACGTAAAGGTATTAACTCACTTGAAGATAATATTCTCGGAATGGTTCGATCATTCCAAAATTTTGATCTTCGTACATGGTATAATGACTTTATCGGATCATTTGGAAAAAGACCAGGTATAGATCCATCACAACCACCAGGACCAGGAACAGGAACATCATCTGGCGGAGCAGCAAATGCTGGTAGATTTTCTCCAATATTAAATCTGATTGGAAGTGCTGAGGGTGGATATACATCTATCGCACCAAACGATGAGAATCCAAATCTTACAAATATGACAATCGCTGAGGCAAATAAAGCGGTTGGAGTTGATGGTGGAAATGGTGCGATTGGTAGATATCAATTAACAACACCAATACAACAAGCAGAACTGGCAGGTCTTGATGTTAATACAGATTTATTCAGTCCAGCAAATCAGGATAAGATTGCTATAGCATTGATTAAAGCACGCGGAATTACCGCAGATATGATCGTTAATAATCCAAATGAAGCTGCAAAAAGACTTGCAATGGAATTTGCTGGAATCCCTGTTTTAGAAGACACTCAGGGGTACAAACAACTTGTTAAGAGGGGTCAAAGTTATTACAGAAACTTTAATGGAAATCGAGCAACGATTACTCCAGATAAAGTCGAAGCGGCATTTGAGCAGTTCAAAAACTATCAAGAACCACAGTCACCGTCACCTGCACAAACAACACCTCCACCTACGATAGATTCAGGTAAAAGATATACTAAAGGTCAGAATGTAACCAGTCTTCTTGGGAAAAATGCATCTATTACCAGTCTTTTAGGAGCATCTAGAAAGCATGGACCACACGGTGGTATTGATATCGGTTGCGATCCTGGATTATTTGTTTCTTTGAAAGTAGATTGTGAAGTTATGGGTAGCGCAAGAGGTGGTGGTTATGGTGAAGTTATTGATGTTTGGGTAGAATCTTTAGGTGTTCAATTAAGATTCGCACATAGCACCAGGCACATTATTACTTCTGGTAAAATACCCGCAGGCACATCATTTACAGTCACTGGATATTCTGGAACTGTTGATCCACCAGGACCTGCGGGATCACATATTCACTTTGAAGCAAATACAAACAAAGGAAGCACAACATATGGAAGTAATACTTCACCAGATCCATATGTTTCTTTGATTCAACTTACAAGTGTGCAAATTACTGGCACTACATCACCAGTGCCACCAGCACAAGTATCGGCACAATCAAATAATACATCTTCTGGCACATCAACACCACCAAGTTTGGCACCTGTAAATAAATCTAGAAACATTACAGTGCCAATAAATCCAGCAGCACCACCACCTGCTGGATCTCAACAACCAACAGGCGGCGGTCCACCAGCAAGTAAACCTCTGAATATTTCATCATCTGATCCGTTAAATAGATTTATGACTACTTTACTGTTAACAGAACTAGGAAATACATAATGTCAGCAACAGATAGTTCACAGTATGATGAGATACTTATAGAATCTACTACAGATAAGAATAGAACTATAGATCTGCGAACAGGTGTTCAGTCTATAGATTATTATGAAGATCTTTTTTCTCCAACTATTACTGCTAAGATTCTGGTAACTACAACTGGTAGTGTTATTGATAATGCTGGTGTATATTTGGGACTTCCACTGAGAGGTGGTGAAAGACTATCCATCAAACTTCAAGGTAATACTGATAATAATCCAGGATTAGACTTTTCTGGTAATAATTCATTATATGTTTCTGGTATTACTAATGTCATTCGTGATAGTAAGCAAGAGACTTTTGTATTAAATCTATGCTCAAGAGAAGCAATTACTAATGAAACTTCCAGAGTTCCTATAAGATTTCCAACATCATCTCCAATATCAGTATCAGCGGAAGAAATTATAAAAAAATATTTGGTAACAAGTAAAGAACTCTTTATTGATCAGACATCAAATAAGTATGGTTTTATTGGTAATATGAAAAAACCATTTACCTTACTGACTTGGTTGGCATCAAAAGGTGTGCCAGAATCTGGTGAAGATGCAACTGCTGGGTATTTTTTCTATGAAACACAAGATGGTTATTGTTTTAAGTCTGTTGATAGTTTAATCACTCAAAAGGTTTCTGAAGTTTATACTGCTACTGAGATTTCTGATCCTAATAATAAGCAAGACTTTCAAATACTTAATCATGTGACAACTAGAAATAATAATCTTCTGGAAAAACTTCGTTTAGGTCAGTTTTCTACACAGAGAAGTTACTTTAATCCTCTTTCATTTGAGTACACTCGACCAGAAAAGGGACTATTCAAATTAGAAAATTATGCAGGTAAGTCTAAGAATCTTGGTAGATCATTTGGAATGCCACCAATAAATGAAGGTTCTGAACTTACTCTTGCAGACATTCCAAGTAGATTAGTCACTGGAATTGTAGATATTGGAACACTTGAAGATGGCGTATCTTATGAAGAAAATGCGGATGCTTTTAAGTATCAGTCTCAATCAATTATGAGATATAATCTTATGTTCACTCAAGCAATGACCATAACTATTCCATCTAATACAAATTTGAGAGCAGGAAATCTTATTCAATGTCTTTTCCCATCTACGACAGTTTCAAAAGGTGGAGAATTCGATACTGAAATTAGTGGTCTATATATGATAAAGGAACTTTGCCATCACTTTGATGCTGAAGGATCATATACTTCATTAAAATTGATCAGAGACACTTTTGGTCAATACGGAAAAAATAACAAGTAAAACAAATGTTAGAGGAGTCTTTACTTAAAACAAATTTTATAGGAAGAGACGGATTCCGTTGGTGGATTGGTCAGATTGCTCCGGAGATAGCACAGGGCAAACAGATCAATGGTGGTGGATGGGGCAATAGATTCAGAGTTCGTATTCTTGGATATCACCCCTATAGTGTAATTGATCTTCCTGATGATAAACTTCCTTGGGCACAAGCACTTCTAGGTTGTACTGATGGTTCTGGTGCTCAGAATAGAGCAACATCGGTAAAGATTTCTCCTGGTGATTCTGTTTTTGGATTCTTTCTTGATGGTGATAATGCTCAACAACCTGTAATTATCGGTATATTTGGTAGAACCAATATGGTTCCATCAACCGATTATAAAGGACCTTTTGAAGCATTTACTGGATATACTGGTGCTGTTAAGAATGATGGCGCAAATATTCCAAGAAATGAATCGAATGAGTCTAATACTACTTCGCAAAAGCATGTACGATCTATAGATACTGCTACCGCTAAGAAGTTAAATAAATCAAATGGAACTGGAGGAGATCCTGCAAATCCAAATGCAGAAATATCAGCATCTAGTGCTATTGGTCAAAAAGTAACTGCTGCTGACAGTGGAAAAGATAGTGCAGTTAAGACTATTAAAAATGATGTTGATAACTTTGTAAAGAAGATTCAGGATATCACTGATGGTGTAACTGGATTTATGAGTAATGTTGATCAAGCAATTGGGAATGTAAAGCAAAATCTATATCGAGAAATTAGTAATATGACTGCGAGTATCCAAAAGGGTGCTACTCGTATGGTTCAGGATATGACAAAGAACCTTAGTGCTGCTATGGTTCCAGTATTGAATGGTGGATTGCAAGTCTTATATGATGGTGTATATGCTACAGTTCTTGCTGCAACAGGAAGCGATCCTATTGCAACAAAAGCAGGAACTGTTGCACAGGCACTATTAATTGGTCCAGTTAAAAAATTATCTGATGCAATACCCTGTATTGCAAATAATGTAATTAATGGACTCTCTGGTATGATTGATGGAGTTCTTAAGAATGTAGTAGATAACGTAACAAACTTTGCATCCTGTATTGCAGATCAAGTAGTCGGTTCCATTATCAATCATATTATAGGTGGAGTAACTAAATTTATTCAACCATTACTTGGTGGTCTTGATAAGATTTTGATGGGATTCAGTCCTCTCAACTTCTTAAAAAGTACTGCTGATGCAATTCTTGGTATTGCAGATTCTCTCAGTTGTAATGCAATTGCTCCAGAATTTAATCTTGGTTCTAATGAATGGATTATTGGTAAGGGATCTAGTGATAAAGTAGGAAGACCTGTTAGTGATATCTTAGAAACGGCAAACCAGGCACTTAGTATTGGTACAGCAGCATTAGATACCGTTCAAGATATTGCTGGAGCTGCCGAAAGTGCTTTGGGTGTATTTGACTTTATGAATCCAAGTGTTTCAGTTCCAGGATTTAAGAGTGCTCTTGGCAGTTGCTATACAGGTCTTCCAGAACTTGGTGGATGTGGTGGTACAAAGATCAAGATCTTTGGTGGAAATGGTGAAGGTGGAACTGCAAATGCAATCTTTGGTGGAATTAAGGCTCTTGCCAATGCTGATAGAGGATTGACTGGTAGTCTTCTTGGTGTAGACCTTGTAAATGGTGGTGGTGGATATACATTCCCACCATTTGTTGAGATTGTTGATGAATGTGATAGAGGATATGGCGCATCTGCAAGAGCAATTATTGATTATGATCCAGATTCTCCAACCTTCCAAAATATTACTGATATTTACGTTGTAACTGAAGGAGAAAACTATACGATTGGTGGTGAGGTTGAGGATTACATTCCAGATGATCAGAAAGGTCCGGTTATTGTCAGATCTGGTAGTGGATATAATCCAGATGATGTTGTCCGTGATAGTGAAGGAAATGAATATTCAGTCCAAGTTGACACTTCAGGTAGAGTTTACAATGTAATTCGTACTACTAGTGAAGTTGATGATACTGGTACTGGTACTGGCACATTAACTTATAAGTCAGTAGAAAATACTGTAGAATACAATGCAGTTTCTGCTACTGGTGCAGGTTTGAGACTGAGACCAAGACTTATTAAGAGACCCACAGAATTACAGGGCGAAGTTAAGCAAGTTATTGACTGTATTTCTAAAGAAGATGATCTTGTAGGATATGTAAATGGCGAACCTTACTATGGACCGTTCCATATTCACCCAACAAATGGAAGAAAAATGGTTGGTGCAACGCATAGAAAAGCACCACATCAATACATTTAC